GTAGAATTGGAAGTAACTTGAGGCTGATAAATAATATCCAGATGAGCTTCTGAAGCGGGATCATCATCATAGGGAGCGCCATAAGATTCAGTGTCATCCATTAAGCCTTGACGGCTAATACCGAAAACGCGGTTAATAGGAATATAGATAGACAAAGTTTTAGTAGTGGCACCACCTTGGTAATATGCAATTTGGGTCGTCTTGTAATTACCTCTCTCCATAGCCTCTTCAATACCTGCAGGAGCTTGGGACGTGGATGGACGGTATCCAATGGCAACGGAACCACCGGTTCCATTAACGTAGTTGTTGAATGTGACAATAGCTTTACAACCATATACAAGATAGCGACGATAAGGAGCAGTCCCATCATCAGCACCACATAGAGAATCAAAATATCGGGGTTGACCACCACCGACAGCATAACGAGGGTCATACAAGGAATTAGCACGATACACAACAGAAACAGGAAGACCAGCAGCAGAAGCAAGTGTATACCCGAATTCGGCATACCTAAGTTTAGTATACATAATAAGGGGGAAAGGAGACTTAACCACCATGGTCTTCTTTCGGTAGGTTCGACGGACGGGGCGACGGGCCGGGCGTCTACTGACCGTCCTCTTACGAGGCCGGACGGATCTCCTACGGTAGGTTCGACGGAAGGGCATCTTCGGAGAGTCATGAAAAATTTTTGGATCCTTTTAGGGAAAAATTATTTCTTTAGGCCTTTTTTAAAAAAAGTCTTCCAGGAAAAACAAAAAAGCTTAAAGAAACTAAAAATAATAAAAACACGGAAGTAAAAATGGACACAAGAAGCAGAAACTGGTGTTTCACCCTAAACAACTGGACAGAAAAAGAAGAAAAAGAAATTCAAGAATGGGATTCCAAATATCTAGTATTTGGAAAGGAAAAAGGAGAGAGCGGAACTCCTCACCTTCAAGGATACGTAGAATGGGCTGGAGCTAGAAAATTCTCAACCTTAAGTGGGTATTGTGGAGGTAGACTCCACTGGGAAACTAGAAAAGGAACAGCCCAAGAAGCAGCTACTTACTGCAAAAAAGATAAAGATATCTTCGAAAAGGGAGAACTATCTCAAGAGAGACAAGGAAAAAGGAGCGACCTAAACGATTTAGCTCGTGAAGTCAGAAACGGAGCAACTGACGAAGAATTGGTAGACAAATGGCCGGGAATGTTTTTAAGATATAAAAGACATATAGAAGAATTAAGGTCTATGCGTAGACCTGAAAGACCGGCCCCAATAGTTTATTGGTTCTTCGGGAACAGCGGAACAGGAAAAACTTACGCGGCAACAATGGGACACGGAAAAAGTTTCTACATAAAAGACGGAACTCAGTGGTGGAACAACTACAAAGGAGAAGATGTTATCGTCATAGACGATTTTGACGGACATTGGCCGTATAGAGATCTCCTCAGGTTATTAGACAGATACCCTTACCAGGGTCAAACAAAAGGAGGATATACATGGATTACATCCAAAGCAATAATAATAACCTGTGAATTTGGTCCAGCAATGTATTACACAAATGAGAACGAATTGGCCCAAATAACAAGACGACTTACTGGAGGAATAAGACAATTCTTCCTTCCAGAAAAAAACACGGAAGTGGGGGGTAATACTAGGCCCCCACTTCCTTCCACACCCGAAGACAAAAATGGAAGTTCATCATCAGGAACGTTTTATAAAAACTGGGACAAGTAAGCGTGTCGGAGGGCTAAAGACTTTATCCAAACTAAAGAGAGATTCATCAACCCTCACGGGTCAGTTTTATAACTACCAAAGTTATAAAATTCAAAAAAAAACATAATCTAAGAATCCAGAACATCGTTTCGAGAAACGAATTTGGTATAAAAAACCAAAGTTACATTATATCCAATAGTAGAATTGGAAGTAACTTGAGGCTGATAAATAATATCCAGATGAGCTTCTGAAGCGGGATCATCATCATAGGGAGCGCCATAAGATTCAGTGTCATCCATTAAGCCTTGACGGCTAATAC